ATACAACGGAAACCCCTAGCTTTCAACACTCTGTCCAGTCAACACTTATAAAGGACTTATGATATGGCGAAAAAACGCGAGCTAACCTATTGCAAAATCAAGGACTTAAAGCCGTTCGATGGCAACCCCCGCAAGATAGAACCGTCTGAGTTGGCCAAGCTTCGGCGTTCGTTGCGTGACTTCGGTTTTGTCGATCCTGTAATTGCCCGGCGATCTGACAAGATGATCATCGGCGGCCACCAGCGGATTGAGGCGGCGAAGGCCGAGGGGTGGTCTGAGCCTGTGCCGGTTATTTTCCTGGATGATCTTGACGATGACCGGGCGGCCATGCTGAATGTGGCATTGAATAAGATTAGCGGCGAATGGGACTGGCCGAAGATGGGCGATTTGTTCGCTGAGTTTGATACTGGCGATATTGATTTGGAGATGTCGGGTTTTGACCTGGACGAGATAGCGGGGTTGATGAATGGATTAGATACGACGTTGAAAGAAAAAAGCGTTGAAATAAGTGAAAGTTGGCAAATTGTTTGTGAAGTCGATTCAGAAATTGCTCAAAAAAATTTATATAATAAACTTATTTCGGAGGGGATAAAATGCCGTCTGCTAATATTGTAGTAAAATCAAATATAGAAAACACGTTTCGAGTGCAACAAATTTCATCTTTGTTTGATGTTTCGTTCGGGGAAAAATCGGTAGTAAAATGGGACGTAAATATACCGATTGAAAAAACAACTTGGAATATAGGTTTAATTTTAGGCCCTTCCGGTTCAGGAAAAACAACTATTGGGAAAAATTTGTTTGGCGAAAAACATTACCACAAAGGATTTAAATGGTCTAAGAAAAAAGCGGTCGTTGATGGTTTTGACGAAAAATTTTCTATCAAACAAATTTGTGATGTTTTTATTGCAGTGGGTTTCGGTTCGACTCCTAATTGGGTAAGACCGTTTCATGTTTTATCGAACGGAGAACAATACAGGGTCGAACTCGCAAAGTTATTATTGGAAGGACAAAATTTATGTGTTATAAATGAATTCACTAGCGTCGTTGACCGGACTGTAGCAAAAATAGGTTCTGCTGCTATACGAAAAATATTTAATAGAAAACAAAATAAAAAACAATTTGTGATGTTATCTTGTCATTATGATATTACAAAATGGCTGCAACCTGATTGGATTTATGATTTAAGCAATAATACCTTTTCACGGAGGCGGCTTCGGCGACCAAAAATCGAATTGGAAATATACCGCACCGATTACCAAGCGTGGGGAATGTTTGCTAAATATCATTATTTAACAAATAAATTACATAGGAGTGCTCAATGTTATATTGCTTTATATGAAAAAAAACCAGTAGCGTTTCGTGCTTATTTACCTGTTATCGGTCAAAAAAATATGAGGCGCGGTTCTCGTCTTGTCGTTTTACCAGATTACCAAGGCGTAGGAATTGGGACCGCTGTGTTAGATAAAATGGCAGGATATTATAAACAAATGGGGCATCGGGTTAGAGATAAAGCCGGCCATGCCGGATTGATTCGACATTGGGACAAATCGCCTTTATGGAGAGTTATTGGGGTGGATAAAATGAATTCTGCTAAACATATAAATTATAGCAATGAATCAACTTCTTTCGGTCGAGCTACTGTTACAGTTGAATATGTTGGAAAATAACACCTGCGGAAAAATAAAATAAGGTTGATTATGGCCAAGAATGAATCCGAACCAACGCCGCCAGTGGTAGAAGACGAAAAAGCCAAGCGGTTAAAATACATTATCCTTACTGCTATAAAAAATAAGGACGCCAAGTCTGCACTGGAAGCAGAAAAGGAGCTAGGTAAATATCTCGCTAAGCCAGATAGCCAGGACGAACCCACAGATACAGAGCCAGTATTCGACCGTGACGAACTACTACAGGCGATAGACGACCATTTAGGCTACCTGTCGGACGATGTGAATGTGACTTATCCTGAGATTATCAAAATGGCCAAGGCTAAAATTTTGGAGTTGGGAAAACCAAAGGTACGCAAAAAGGTACGCAAGAAAGTTGCTAAAAAGAAAAAATGACAACCAGCCGCAAAGAGTATTTACGAAACTATAGCCATAAGCGACAGACAGCATTCCGTGTCGGTGAGCGTGATATTGGTTCTATTCCACCGATAAAGAATGAGCGGCGGCGGCGGATGTGTGGCAAAGACCCCGCGTTATATTGCCGTACTTACTTTCCACACTTGTTCACTAATCCTTTTGTGCCTGACCAGTTAGTCATAATAGGTACAATTGTAACCGGGATGCAGCAAAGGGGGTGGCTTGCCGATGCCGCTGAGCGCGGTGGTGGTAAAACAACGATAACAAACGGCCTGATTTCATGGGGTATCAACTATGGATTATTGAAATTTCTTTTGCTGTTGAAGGCTAATAAGGATTTTGCGAAAGATGCTATGGCTGAATTGCAGGCTATGTATGAGCGGTCAGAGATATTAGCCGAGGATTTCCCAGAGATTTGCTATCCGGTGGCTAGACTGGAAGGTGCGCCGCAGCGGGCAAAAATGCAATCTTATCTCGGTGAACGAACGCATATCGTTTGGAGTAATAGCATGTTACGTATGCCGATGATTAAAGGGTCGAAGTCGGCAGGGTCTATAATTCAAGCAAAAGGAATAGATGCAGCTATTCGGGGCATGGGTAGAGAGGGGGTCCGTCCAGACTTTACGCTTGTGGATGATATTGAAACAAGGGAAAGCGTCAATAGCGTAGTAGAAACAAGCAGACGAAGGGAAACGCTTGAGCGTGATGTGGTTGGTCTGGCTGGTTCAGGAAAAAAAATGTCGATTGTAATGCTGGGGACAATTCTTAAAAAAGATTGCCTCATTGACGAGTTCACAGACCAGAAACGAAAACCTGCATGGCATGGCCTCCGGCAAAAGATGCTGAAAAAGAAGCCAGACGACGAGGAGGCGTGGGAAAAGTACATGGAGATGCGCCGGGCGGGTCAGATCGAGGGTGATAAGACCGGTAAAAAGGCCCATAAATTCTACCTGAAAAACCGTAAGGCAATGGACGCCGGGGCGGTGATTAGTAACCCGTATCGGTTCGACAAAGACTTCGAATCGTCGGCGTTAGAAGCCTGCTATAATTTAATTGCTGACATGGAGTATGTTAATTTTGCTTGCGAATATCAGAACGATCCGCCCGAAACGTCAGATTCGGATGGAGTTGATATTGACGTTGCGACAGTTTGCAAGAAATTAAACAGGCTTGAGCGTGGGGTTGTGCCGGGCTGGTGTGACAAGCTGACCTGCGGTATTGACATTGGCGGTAGGTTATTACACTGGACCGTCACGGCTTGGAAGCAGGGACTTGAGGGTTGTATTGTTGACTACGGCACAGAGCAGGTCAATTCTCCATTCGTCGGCTCACTGGCGTCTGAGGAGAATAAGCAAGCGGTTGAGAAGGCTATACTTACGGCGTTAAATGACTTCTGGGCGTGGGAGAAAGAAGGCGGCTGGCCGAACGCTGAGACGGGCGAGATTAAGCATATCGATCTGGGCCTGGTTGACTCTAACTGGATGTGTGATCCGGTTTGTATATTCAGGGACCAGACGCGGGGTGTTTATCGCGCGTCCAAGGGTTTCGGTAGCGGGTCCAGACAATCGAGATACACCGCGCCGAGGAAAAAAGGCAAGCTAATCGGCCACCACTGGCACGCTACGAAGGTTCCTAAGTCTGGTTGGATATTCGGTTTAGACGCTGATTACTGGAAAAACGCTGTTCACAACGGGTTTTTAACACCTGATAATATGCCGGGGAGTCTATCGCTGTTCGGCGGTGAGCCTGTCAGACATCGTGCGTTTGCCCGGCAGATAACGGCTGAGAAGTGGGTCCGGGAGTTCGTGGCCGGTAAGGGATGGAAGGAAGGGTTTGTTGTTAACTACCGACAAAATCACTGGTTAGACTCTACGTCGCTGGCAATGGCGGCGGCTAGTATGTTAAATATTCGATTGATGGGCAAAGAAAAAACCACACAAAAACAGCCACAAAGGAAGTGGCATTGATTTATTTCTAAGAAAGGACTCTGACAAATGGATTACAACGGAATGAAATATTGCGACCTCAAAAAGCTATGTAAAGAAAAAGGCGTTTCGGGTAAAGGGAAAAAAACCGACCTGATTAAACGGCTCAATGCCCAAGCTGCCGGTTCGGTTAAATTCATACCCGGTATGACTTTGTGTAAAGTGTGCAGGAAACAAGCGGCTGTCATGAAAACCGAAAAGCAAAAGGATGATTTTGGCCGCACGATTATCGTCCGGCACATGCGATGTAGCAGTAAACACCGGCACTCGTATAAACTAACTGAGATTGTTAAGGGATAATGGTTTACCTCTTACTATTCATAACTACATTGTAAGCAAACAAGTTATAGCTCTTGTTCCATTTCTATACTCTGGCGGCTGGCTAAGCGTGCGCGGTGTGTCATAATTTACTAAGTCTTATTGACAGGTGGATTTATGGCAACATTTACAACGTGGGCGGCTGAGAAAACAAAGGTTGAGGACCAGATCGCAACGCTTAATGCTAGCTTGCTGGATGTTTCTATGTCCGCTGAGTCCCGGTCACGTACCAAACGAACGCTTGACGAGATCCAAAATCACTACACTTGGGTCTGTAAGCAGACGAAAATCGAGGCTGGCACACACCAAACCTCGAAAATTAAGGTGGCGGATATATCATGAGCAATCCGTTTGAATCTAGCTCTATTGTTGCGACTGAGGGGGTTGGCTATGAGATAGCTACATCTTCTCGCAAGCGGCGAAAATATAACTTCGTGCCTGGTTTGAGTGCTTCTGCTGATCGACACCTTGGCAAAACGACCCTGGGCCAGTTGCGCGAACGATGCCGGATGTATGATCGTGAGTCGGCGTTATTTGCCGGGATGGTCAACCGGGGGATCGATAATATCGTCGGACCTAATTTTGACTTTGTATTACGGACCGGCGATCCAAAACTTGACAAGCAGGCCAAGAGATTTATTGCCGGGCGGATGGAAAAGCAGAATTGCGACGCAAGCCAGACCAGGCATTTTACAGGGCTGCTATCGGCTACCCTGCGAGCGATATGGAACGATGGGGACAACTTATGGGTTAAACGGCCAGACGGCAAGGTACTGACGTTTGAGGCGGACCAGATAGAGTCTGGCAATAAGAGCGGGTCCAGGATGGTAATGGGGGTGGAGCTGGGGGAATATAATCAACCGATTGCCTATCATGTCAAGAGCCGCAAGTCTCAGGGCAGTAGCGGGATGCTGGCTAATCAGAATGTTAAAACTGTCCGGGTCGGAGCAAATAACACCTTTTTTCCTGCATGGCGAACGCGGTTTAATCAGACCAGGGGTGTGCCGTATTTTGCTACGATCTTAGGCATTTATGACCGGACGCACAACTATTTGGATTATGAATCTTTGGCGGCTGAGTCAAATGCTATGAGTGGATTCAAGCTAACAAAGAATGACCAATTTGAATTTACGACCGAAGGTGAAGAGGACAACGACGATTCGGCTAGTAGTGGCAGTTTCGACATGAAGCAAAAAATAAAGCCTGGCTTTTTTGTTGAGTTGGCCCCTGGTGAGGATTTGTCGATGGTTGATTCGGCCCGACCGGGTAGTAGTTTCGAGCCGTACATTGTTACCTGTTGCCGGATAATCGGCGCGGGTATCGGTATGCCGCTAGAATTGATGATGCTTGACTTCTCGAAGACGAATTATTCCAGTGCCCGCGCGTCGCTTGGTGAGGCAAGGCGAACTTTCAGGGCGTGGCAAATGTTTTTAGAGCGTGAGGTTTGCTTGCCTTGGTACAGGTGGCAGATCGCCAGAGCTATTGCATCGGGGCAATTACCTGCTAAAGCTGAATTGTTTGCCGCTCGATGTCAATGGCCTGCCTGGAATTACATTGACCCGGTAAAAGAGGCAAACGGTAACGCTATCGCTATGGGCAGTGGAACTAAATCACCAAGTCAGTGCATAAGGGAAACAGGCCGGGAGCCGGACGAGGTATTCGAGGAGATTGCAAGTGATATGAACAAATTGCACGATCTTGGTATTGTCCTGCCAAAAATGAATATAACAATCAATCAACAGGAGGCCCCGGAAAATGGCTGATAAAGATACAAACGGCCTATCTGTGTTAATGGAATACGTCCAGAATCAAAATTGGGCTATGGAATTTAACACGCTTCAGCAGTTTAAGACTGTTATTGAGCGTCATGTTTCCGGTGTTAAGTTATCGAGTGAGGAGATCGCAGCGGTTACGCGCCCGAGCAAGACATCGGACGACAAGAAAGCTTACGAAGTAACAGATAATGGCAAGGCAATTATCAATGTCACTGGTGTAATTGCTAAATATTCTCGGCTTGTAAATGGCGTTTCGTCACCTCGCGGTACGTCTCTTGACGAATTACAAAAACAATTAGCCGCTGCGTTAAATGATAAGTATGTCAACTCGATATTCTTGTTAATTGAATCGCCGGGCGGTGGAATAAATGGTCTAGCAGACTTCGCAAACCAGGTTTACGAGGCGTCATTTACTAAGCCGGTTGAGGCGTATGCCGATGACATGGCGGCCAGTGCCGCGTATTGGATAGCTTCACAAGCCCAGGTTATCTATGCGAACCAGACGGCGGACGTAGGGTCTATCGGTGTCTATACTCTGATGCTGGATTCGTCCAAGCGTGCTGAGGACTTGGGGTTAAAGTTTGTTATCGTTCGCAGTGGACCGAATAAGGGTATCGGCGCGGATGGTATTGAGATCACAGACGACAATATTGCGACCGTTCAAAATGTAATCAATAGCAAATATGAATTGTTTATCAATACGATTATGCGAGGTCGCGGAGTGAAGGGATTGGACGAGGAAACATTGAGGGAATTATCAGACGGCAGTTTGTACGATGTTAAAGCTGCTTTGGAAAATAACCTGATTGACGAGATTATTCCACTTGCCGATGCTTTGGCAAAGGCCCCTCCTCAATGCAGAGAAATAGACACATTAACAATAAATACAAATTCTATTTTGGAGACTAACATGGCAAACGAAAAAAAAACCGAAGAGCAAATTATTGCTGACACTGCCGAAAAGGATCGGATGATGAAAGAAGCTGCGGCTTCGGAGCGTGAGCGTATTGTCGCTATCACAGCGGCTTTGCCTGGTGACGATTTACAAGACGTGCGAGAAAAGGCAATAGCCGAGGGTAAGACAGTTACAGAGGCTAAAGCTCTGGCGTTCGATGGTGTCAAAACAGCCAACGCTAAAGTTGTCGAAGGGCTCAACTCACAACTGACAGAGACAACGAAAAAGCTTGAAGCTATAGAAGCTGGCGGCGTTGTTATTCCTGCCCAGAATGTAGTTGACGCAGAGAGTAGCGATGCTGTTGGTGATAAGGCTGAGGCGGGCGTTTATGAAGCGGCTGTGCAAAAGTATATCGACGCAGGCCATAAACCTGTAAAGGCTTACAGTTTGGCGGCTCGCAATTTCCCGCAAGCCCAATTAGCGTTTAAAGCCAGCCACCCTTCTACGTCTAGTAAGCGGTAACGTATTTGAAAATTGAATAATGGGTTTTGTTGCGACCGGCCAGTTGTAGCAAACGCAAGACAAACTAAGCGGCTGTTAGGAGCCTAACCTTCTGACAGCCGCTTTTTTTGTGCCCACTGACAAAACAATATTAAGAAATAGGAGTTAATAAAATGAGTATAGCTTATACAAATGAAGGGCCAATTACAATCACATCGGGTGAGGCTTTGGTCGCTCACAGATTTGTTTTACTGTCGTCTTCGACCGCTATGTATGCAGACGCGGGCGAGGAACCTATCGGAATTACTACTGAGGCGGTTGCTACTTCGACCGATGTTGCTTGCGAGTTGCTTAACGGTTCGATCCGTAAGGTTACGGCGTCGAAAGCGATTGCCGCCGGTGCTGATATATATGTTACCACTGACGGCAAGGTTTCCGATGCCGCTGTTGGTAAGCAAATTGGTATTGCGTTATCCGCCGCTACTGCTGACGGAGGCCGGATTCCTGCTGTCGTCTGGGGGCCGCGTGGTGGTAATGACATATTTGCCGCCAAGGGTGCGACCGTCGAGTTCTTTGATGATTTCCTTACCTATGATGATACCGCAACTGTCGGCGATTGGCTTGATTCTGTATCTGACGCAGGAACTATTGCTCTGGATGCAGCCACATATAATGGCGTACTGTCTATCGCTTCAGGCGAAACGGACGAGAACGAATCTTATGTTTCGTCAACAAATGAAATGTTCAGATTTTTAACAAACAAAAAGATGTATTTTGAGGCTAGAGTTAAATTGGCCGAGGCTTCTACTGATGATGCTAATATCATTGTCGGTTTGTCTGATACGGTGGCGGCTAATAGTTTACAGGATGCTGCTGCCGGTCCGATGGCAAGCTATGACGGCGCTGTTTTCTTTAAGACTGACGGTGGAACTGTTTGGCAGTTTGAAACTAGCAACGCCGGTACACAAAAAACAGACACTAGCGTCGGTACGTTTACTGACGATACATGGACAAAGCTTGGATTCCTGTACGACTATAACGACGGCGTAACTGCAAACGTGACGCCTTATGTTGATGGTGTTGCGGGTGATACGAAAACTCTTGTAATTTCCGGGCTATTAGAAATGCACATCCTCTTAGGATTAAAGTCTGGTGGTAGCAACGCAGAGACATTGAAAGTTGATTACGTGCATGTAATAGTTGAACGCTAAAGAGTATTTGACAATTAAATATGGGTTCATTCAAAGACCGGCCAGTTTACGAATGACTCAAGAAATAATCGAACGGCTGTTAGGAGCTTATTCCTGACAGCCGTTTTTTTTACACAAACAATAAAATAGGAGTTAATAACATGATACCAGAATCAACAAGCGTAACGTATCGGCCCCACCTTTCCGGCGTATTAGAAGAATACGACTCGGCGCAAGCTCAAAAAATGTTTATCGGTTTGAAAGCCGCACCGGTATTTGAATCGATTGAGGCTGACGGTACGTACAAACTTATCAATCGTGAATACTTCAAGAAGCAAGCGGATGTCAAACGAACAAGCCGAGGCGCGTACAACCGAATTAAAGGCGAGTTTGGACAGGGAACGTTCTCTGTTGAAGAGCATGGCCTTGAATATCCCATCGGCGATAGAGAGCGCAATAAATATTTGACCTTGTTTGATGCCGAAACGGAAGCGGCAAAAATATTACGTCACCAGATATTGCGAGCGCACGAGATACGCGTTGCGGCTGCTTATGTTGCGGCGGGCTTTACGAATCATAATGTAACTACTGCGTGGTCAACTATTACCGCAGTACCTCTTGCCGATATAGCGACAGGCTGTAATGCTTTGGAAGATTCTGCCGCAGTTCCGAGGGAGAGTTTATCATTGATTATCCCGCGTGCAGATTACGCCGAACTTTTACAGGTAACACAGATAATCAACAAGTCTCAATATACCTACGGCGGAAGTATTATCCCTGCTGAGTTGCAACCGAATCAGATTGCTCAGATGTTGGGTATTAAAGAGGTGATTCTCGCCCGGTCCAGTTACGACACGATAGAGGAAGGCGTTACCGAATCGGTTTCGCAGATATGGACTGCCGGCATTACGTATCTTTGCAAACTAGCCGAGCCCGGCGATAGCCAGACAGAGCCAAGTGCGATGCGGACAATCCTCTGGACTGGTGATTCGCCGACTATGCCAGTTGTTGAATCTTATCGAGAAGATGACACCAGAGCAGACATTATTCGTGTGCGTGACGATACCGACGAGGTTTTGACCGCTGAGGCTGATTTGTTGGTTTATCAACTGACCAATACTTGATCCTTACTGTTTCCCCTTTGTTATTCGTAGCTTGCCCCTGGTTGTAAAAGGCCAGGGGTAATGCTGCGATTTATATATTTTTAAGGGTTAAGGTTATGGCAGATTCGACAGAATCTATATTGAAACACATCGAAAAGCAGGTTGATGAAACGCATAAAATATTAACCGGTGGCGATGACCCAAGCAAGGGGCTGGTTGATAGATTCACTAAGCTAGATATGTCGGTAACAAGCTGTCAGAAAAGAGCAGAAGAGCGGCAAAGTAATAAAATTAAAGCCGCGATGTCAAATAAGAAAGATCTTATTACTATTGGTTGTTGTGTGTTTTGTGCTGCGGTGTCGATTTGGATCGCAGTTTTTAAGTAGCCTTGGCCGAGCGGATGGCTGTGGAGGCAATGGCCGGGCTATACGAGAATGAGATATGGTTAAAATTGGAATGATAGCTGATGTTCATAATGGGGACTCTGGTCCGGGTGAGCCGGATCGACGTATTTGGGGCGAATATGACCAGCGGTGGTATTCCAATGCTCCGGCTCGTATGGCTGTTTTTGCTACTAAAATTGAATCCGAGAGTGTTGACTTTGGTGTGCAGCTTGGTGATTTGGTTGATGCCCAATCGATTGCACCTGATACTGAACTAACCGAAATAGTAACAAAGCTCACTGATGATTATACGGGTGAGTTTTTTAATGTTATTGGTAATCATGAGTCTTTTATATGGGAAACGGTTGCTGGTGATTGGACGGCATATAATGCGGCAATAAACAACACTGAAACAAATGATGTGCATGATTGTAGTTTATCTACTGCGAGCACTCCAGCATGTTACAGTTTCGACCGGAAGGGAATTCATTTTGTTGTTTTTTGTACAGAATGTGCTTCGGTTAATCGGGCGGCAATGCATACGTGGTTAGAGGAAAACTTGGCAGCGGCTAATTCTCCAATAGTTATATTTGCTCATTCATGGTTGAGTTGTGGAAGAGAAGATGGTCCCTATAAAGGACCAATTTCAGAAAGCGATATAGCGACAACCAGAGCTATCTTGGAAGCACATGACGTCCAAGCTGTTTTTAGTGGTCATGTTCATCCGGTAAATGATACACCACCAGGCTATTTGGAATACCCAAATAAATTAGTAGTGAATAAAATTCCTTATTATCATCTACGTGGTAATTTAATTGGCAAATCAGACGAGAGTACCCCTGTGACCATATTAAATGGTGATGCTGCATTTTATATTATTGAGATTATTCCTAGTGCAGTGCAGGGGGTAAGTAGGATGTTGGCTAATATCAAGGTTGAGTGTTATTGGAATCGAAACGATAGCGATAAAGAGTATGATAAATATTTGGTAATGTAATGCTAACAAATGAACAACGTCAAAAAGTAAGAGAAGTCAGATTGAAACGGCGAAATATGCCATTAGCTGATTTAATAGCGGAGGAAGATTGTGATGGTAATTGTATCGAAAATCAAACTTGTGGCTGTGACTGTTGTGGATCGTTAGGAATTTTATGGCGGTCTGGAGAATTAGAGGAACGGTTTAGCGAGACAGAGCGAAATGTAATTATGGCTAAGTTCGATAACAATAAAGGTTTTTACGTTAATGGTAAATGTGGTTTGTTCCGATGGCAAAGGCCCCGTCAATGTCTAGAACAGTTATGCTGGGTAAAAATTTTAGAAGGAAATAAATAATGGGCTTAATACTTGATACACAATCAACCTCAGCGGTGAATATGACAGGAGCAAAAGGCGCAATTTTGTTATGGGAGAATACTACCGGCCGTGATTTATTTGTGGCTCTTAGGCTAGCATTGACAAGTCTTGATGGAAATGCTGCTGCAACATTTACTGGTCGTATAATTATAGATTTGGCTGTGGATTTAATTGGGACTACGACGGATTTCGTAAAAGCTGGAGCTGGTAATGAATCTGTTGTAATCCAGACAAAAGGGTATTTAATAAAAACTGGTGAGTCTATAAAATATTACATATCTAGCACCAATGGTAGTGATTCTGCTGTTGATGTAGTGGTTGAGATAATCGATTTACAGGCTGGAATTGATGTTCGAGCGGTTGGTGGTACGACACCTGAATCAATATCAACGACTGAAACATTAGTAACGGCAATTGATACATTAACAAAAGCAAGCGGTGATGGTGATCTGGCAGCCATGAAGGGTAATGTTGATAATAATTATAACGCTATTGATGCAATTAATACTTTAACAAAAGCTAATGGCGATGGTGATTTGGCGGCAAT